TAAACGTGCTTGATGTTCCCATCACAAAACTTTGTGGCGGGTCATCGTGTCCGTTGACTGAAATAACACGATCACCAAATTGTATAAAATTTACATGGTCAGTTGTGCCAACTGTGTAGCTTGCCGCCTGCCGTGATTTATTTGCAAACGCCGCTGTACCTAATTTAAACAAATCTTGATGATCACCTGAAAACGTATTGACCGTGCCGTCTGTTTGCACAAATGACGCAGCCCCTCTTGGGCGGTTTGACATTGCACTAGACACAGTTGCTTGGCTTGGAAAAGGCGCGTATGTAGTCGTCGTTTTTGGCAGTACGTTAGTTGCAACCGTTGCGCCGGGGTTGCCTAAGTCAGCTTGATCAGGAAGGAACGGCCCAAAGTTAAACATTAAAATCCTCGCGAAATATCAAAGCGTCGAGCGGAAGTTAAGCCGCTATCTACGGCCAACCGCGCTTGATTTCTTGAACGACCATCTAGCGTGTTTAATTCTTGAACAACTTGATCGAGCATATTTAGATTTGACTGCACCATGTTTGTGTCTTTTGCTCGCATGTAAAACGCACCAAGCGTTGAATAAATATAAGCATCTGGATGATCAGTTAATAAGTTATTTGTATTGTCTGTTACTAAATCAAACTTTTTATAAAATCTGTGGGTGAACGTGTAAGGGGTATCCGCCTCTCGCTCGAACTGTATCACGTTGCCAATGGCAAAATAGTATGGCCTGCCTGATCCAGTGCTGGCCGTTTCTTGCAAAGTCGAAAGAGATTGTTGAGTTGGCTGGTGATTGTCAGAAGTAAAAAATAAATCAATATGCTCTATAAAACCAGACGGCAATGCTTGCGAGTTATCGCCAGCCGCCAACGTGAAAGCAACTGATGTCTCTTGCTGTAATAAGCGCAGCTTGCGATTAAGACGTGCTTCTCCCCGTGTGATGTAATCGTCCCACGTTATGTCCGAGCGGCTAGTCTCAGTTTCAAGAGCAGTTTTTAATTCGGCAAGCGTTGCTATGCTCATTTCTCGTAAGCCTCATTTATGTTTAGCGTTGTAGGATCGTCGGCTACAAACTTGCCTTCGTCGCGTGCGCGTCGAGGCGTAGCTAACCGAGGTGGTTTTTTTGCAGCTTTTGGGTTATCAGAATAACCACTTTTTGGTACAGCATTAGCATCAAAGATTTTGCCTTCGCCTGTTCCAATTTTAAACATCCATACTTTAGTCATTAATTACCTCGCAATTAAAAATGGGGGCTGCCCGAAAGCAACCCCCGCTTTTTTAGTTCATGTGTATGCGGCACGCCAATTCAGGACGAATTGTTGTGAAACCATAAAGCACATCTAGTCGAGTGATGAACGTATCTGCGCTGATTGAGTAATCACGAACAATCCGCATTGAGATGCCGTCCATGACTTCACGCGCAGCAAAGTCAACGCCAGTTGGCAAAACAAGATCAGCGGTTGCAAATGCAAACGCATCTTTGTGATAAGCCAAAGAAGTCGTCAATGTTTGTGATGCAGCAATTGCTGTTGAGTCGTCTGACTCACGCTTGCGAATTGGCGCGTTGTTTCCGGGCATTGCCGTTATATTTTTCAACGCACCCGCTGCACGCAGAGGCGGTTGGAAAGTTAGGACGGTTCCATCGCCTGCCATATTAGCAGAAACAACAAACTTTTGAAGCTCACCCGTGTCAGCTTTAGTTTCAGGATGAACACGATTTACAGCGTCGAGCGTAAAGATGTCTCCTTTAAGCAAAGTTGCACTACCTGTATCAACAGTTAGCTGCGCTACGCCTTCGGCAATAGTGCCTGAATCATTGACCAAGTGATCCCCAGTGCCATCATCCGCGCCGCCCAGGTGAGACGGTGCTAAACTCGTTTCCATAATGTTTTGGAAACCAAACGTATTTGAAGCTACGCGACCTTCACGATAATTTGACGCAACTTTTGATTGGTCATTGAACAAGCCAGACAAGTCAGATACTAGATCAACATTGTCTTTTGTGTTTAATAGCAAATTACGTGAATCATATGGCGAAAGATTGTCTGTCAAAACTTTGCCAGACTCTAAGACATCGCTTTTGGTGATTGTTGCACCTGAATCGGTTACATGGTTGTAAACGTCTTTGTACATAGACAAAGCGTCTGATTCAATGTGAGCTGCAAGAACAGACATTGCCGGATTCAAAATCCGCTCGCTAAAGTCATCAATATCCAAACTTAAATCATCTGAGGTAAATGTGGTATCCACGCCTGCTTGTGACGCGACTTGAAGCGTTACAGATTGTTCAGCAACATCTTGAGAACTTAAAGCTGCGCCTGTTCTGACCGTGTATTGGTTAGGCAAACGAATAGAAAGGCTGTCGCCAATCTTTGCGCCTGACTTAGCAAAACGGTCATCATAGCTACGGTTAATTGTTCCGACAAAATTTAACTTCTGGTGCAAGACCCGAAGCCCTTCGCGTGTTACCGCTGTTGGGGTTAAAAGTGTATTTACCATTTTTTAGTTCCTATTGGGTTATGCGCGATTGCGCTTTTCAACTTGTTGATTCCGCATTTTTAACCAATCGTTCACATCCATTTTATCGGGGTCTTTGTTAACGGCGGCTCGTTTGCCCTTGACCTTTATTGCTGCTTGAGCAGGCTGGGCAGCTGGCTTAACTGTTTGTTTAGCCATCAGCTCGTCGTAACGTCTTGCCTTGTCGATAAGTTCAACGTGAACAGGGTCAGTAATGCTTTGGACGGCTTGCTCTTTTAATCCCCGACTAATTCCGTAGGCGGCAACTTTTTGTGCAAGCTCTGGTGTCCAATCTTTAATTCTGGTTGCCAAAACCTTTTGGCCTTCTTCAAGAACCTTGGCGTGTTCAACTCGCTGGTTCTCAACAGCTTGGGCTTGGCCTTGTTGCAATCTTCCGACTGTCGCTTGTCGCTGAGATTCTAAATCGCGTTTTTGACGATCCAAATTAACAGCGGTTGCCATGTCACCTTGATACAACTCGTCCCAGTTTAGATCATTGTATTGAGCTAATTGCTGATCGATTGACCGTAGGTTGGCAGCTTCCTCGAAAGTTTGTTGTTGTTGTACGCTTTGCTGTTGTAGCGCAGCGGTTTGCACCTCAATCTCTTTGCGTTGCTCTGCAATCGATTGAGTTTTTTTAGTGTAATCTTGCTGACGCATTAGCGCGTCTTTAAGATTGTTTGGCACTTCGTACTCCATGCCATCGTATTCGACTGTTACAAACTCAGAAGCTGGTTCTTCGCCATCAACCTCATCTGTTTCAGTCTCTTCAACATCATCTGATGCCTCGCTGGACTCATCAGCTTTAACTTGCGTTTCTGATTCTTGTATCTCAGGTGCAATTTCTTCACTGACATCTTCAGCAAGTTCCGCGTCTTGCGGATTATTTGCTTCGTCCATTTTGTAATCTCCTATAATAAATTGTTAGGTTGAAATTCTTCCATCATTGGAACTGTTGAGTTTGCTGTCTCGGCTTTGACTAACGCGCTCATGCGGTCAGTCTCAGCTTTGTATTTTTGCGCGACTACTTTCTCAGCTTCTAGCGCGACCTTGTTTGCATCGATTTGGTTTTTCTCTTGCATGATTGATCTGTCAGCTTGCAGCTCGCGAATAATTCCAGCGGCCTCTTGAAGCTGTTGTTTGACTTGCTCAACCTCAGGATCGCGGCCACGAATTTCTGGCGGCAACATTTTCTGTAACCGCTCGGCAATTTCCTCGGCTCCAGGCCAATCTAAATTCTTGGCAATTAAATCACCAATGACAGGTGCAGCCTGCGGGAATTGCTGTATCATCAGCATCATTTGCTCTGCCGCTTCTTGGCGTTGCGTCGAATGACTTGGCCCTGCTTTTACAACAACGTCATATTTTCCTGTTGTTAGATCGTACATGCGCGGAGCATCGTCGCCCTCGTTTTGGAATTGCTGATTTACCTGTACGGTTTTTGCTTCGTTGTCTTCGCCAAGCACGCGGATTATTCGCGCCTCTGTGTAAACACTTGGAATCAAATCAACGATAATCCGCCCTGCATGTCTAATTGCGCGGCTCAAGTTATCAATAAAATGGTAGGTGCTAATATCGCCGTCGCGCTGTCTCGCAATCAGAGCTTTGCCGGATGCTTGGTTAGGCTGGCCCATGCCGCCATCAAACATGCCGATTACATCTTTCATGTCATTGTTGGCCGATGCGGCCTCTTGGATCGCTCCGGCTGGCACGCCTGCGAACGGCTGGCGGATAGGCGGTTGGCCGCCATCGTACTCAATGAACGCATGGTTCTCTGTGTTTGCCGTTGCCCATTTCGCTTGGTCAGTGTTGAACGCGCCAATTGGTGCAATCCACGGCGCTTTCGGACTGAGCGCAACTAGCTCGGCTGCGGCTGACCGCCAAAAGTTATATGCAAGCTGGCTGTCTTTCGCGAAGTGGATAAGCGAATGAAAGTTTCTGTTTTCGCCAACAACAACTTCATCGCCATAGACGGGGACAATCGGAATGTATTTACCCGCCCACTCGATCTCGCTCAATATCTCTGAGCCAGTAACAACGCACTGCTTTACTCTATGCGATTTAGCTGTTCGCGATTGCATTGGCATAATGCCAGCAACTTCAAACATATCGCGTTGAGATTCAAAAATGTCAGCGTCAAGAATTTGACCGTCTGACATCATAATAATTTCTTTGTCTACTTCCTCGCGTGACCAATACTCAGCAACGCGAACTGTATTTGAGGTGTACCAAAGATTGTCTCGTTGCTCAAAAGTTTGACTTTCAAAGTCTGTTTTCTCAGCATCAGGATAGCTCGTTTCAAACTCGTCGTGCGTCAACAGCTCAGTTACAAAGCACATATTCCAATCGGAACTATCAACTGCCGTTGATCGCGGATCGCGATAGACAGAGAACGGGTTCATAATTCTGTCAATCTTTATGTCGCGCTCAAAGGCATCGTCACGCGCAAAGTCTACATCAACCCGAAAATATCCAAATCCATTACTGACCGCGTTGTCGATAGCTGTTGAATACGCCGATTCCGCGTTGCTGCTTGTCTCGATCTGTTTAATTAGGCCGTTAAGTATCTTTGCGGTTTCAACATCTGCGTTTGAATCTACTGGGTAACATTTAATCGCTGGCTTATTTAACCGCGCATCGTTGACAATCTGGCGTATAAATTTTGGCATTTGGTTAATAGTCAAGCAGGGGCGGCGGTCACGCTCGCGCTGCTTCTTGACTTCTTCCGGCCATTGCTTGCCCATGCGGCCAAACTCAAGATCGTCCATCGCTTGTTGACGATTTTGCGCTTCAGCCTCTTCGCATAGCTTAAAATGCTCGCGAATGTCTGCAAGTTTGTCTTCGTATTCCATATTTTTTCCGATTGTTTTCTGTAAACTTTTAGTTAGCGACTAAGTAGCCCACCAAACTTTTCGCCGTTTCGCTCTAACAGCTTCATGCGGTTTAATACGTCTTGATCCCATGTGACAAAGTTGCGGGTGCGTTCTTTAGCAGCTAATTCCTTAACGCTTTTGGATGTTGGTATAACCCCGCCTGGATATTGTTGTTGCGCTCTGGATTGTGCGCTTCTAAATTTAGAAGCCTCTCGCCCAAGACCTTTTGACCCTGCCGCTTCCCACGCTGCTTTTGCAGATTCATATTTTTCAAGGATTGGTATTTTCGTAGCTGCATCTTCTGGATCAATATAGCGACTCATCCCGTCAAAGTATTTCAGGCCGGGGATGCCTGCTTTGCCAAGGGCTTCTGAGGCGGCTTTGTCTGCCCCGTTAGGGTCACGCTGGTTAGCCTTCGACTTGTAATCGTGGTATAAAACTTGCCCCGAAGGGTCTTCGCCACGCGCTGCTTTTTGCAGGTATAAAACGCGCATCTTGTCTGTTTCAGTTGGGGGGGTGTCACTTGCTTTTACCCGCGCCACAATCTCATCAATAGACTCATCACCCAGAATATTCTTTTGCTCACTCAAGGGCGCGTCCCAATCCAGATAACGCGCTATGTCGGAGTCGGGTAGATCGTGTTTGTAGAGGTAGGCTTCTGTCGGCTTTTTAATCAGGTCAGGCTCAATAATATTTTTATACATTGCCATTTGATTTTTATTAAAGCCGTATAAAACATTAGGAACGTCTTCAATAGAATTGACCTGAGATAAGTTGCTCATAACTGTTGTAAAATCGTCTTTCTGGCCTTCTGTCATATCAGCTATTTCATTAGCCCATCGTTCTTTTATGCCATCATTCCATATTTCATCGACAGGCTTATCTTTGAAAGATAACGGCATCTGTTCTGGGTCATTGAATGTATTATAGTAATCGTCTGCAACAGCCTTATTCTCAGCATCATAACGCCCCCAACCATAAGCCTGTGCGCCTTCGCCTTTGCTCATGTGCTTGAGGCTTTCAGCCGCGCCCTCTGGCCCGTATTTGTGTGGGCCGCCTTGGAATACGTTAGCTCCTAATACTGCGCCTTTTGGAACGCCGCCGAGCAATCCAATCGGCGTTGATAACATCCCGATATCAATCATCGCTTGTGTCGCGTCATTCGGGTTCATACGCTGGCCTGTCAAAGCCTGTTTGGCTAACAGACCGCCTAGCCCAAGGGGGTCAGCAATAGCGGATGGTAGCGCAAACTCTAGCTCGTCATACTCGCTAACATCATCCTCGTAATCTTGGTATGTTCGTTTGCCAAACGGCAATAGCATCGATCTGCTTAACGCGGGG